CGGTGGCGCAGGTTCGTTAGCTGGAAATCTCGGTGCTGCTGGAGAAAATGCTAGTTTAGCATCACGTGCAATGCAAGGTGTTGTGTCAGCTGCAACAGTAGGTGCTGGCGGCTTAGTTGACTTTGCAGCACAAGCATATAATGGTACAGCTAGGGTTAGTACAGCATTAGATTATTTTGCAACTAATACTTCTGGTCTTTCTAGTACATTACTAGGTGCAGCTAAGGGTATTACTGCACATGTTGAGGATGTTACTGATTCTTTTAGGACTTTAAGTCGTTCTGGTGGCGGATTTGCTGCCGACTTATTTGAATTAAAAAATTCAGCAGCACAAACAAGAATGACATTAGACGAGTTTTCTGGGATGGTTGCTTCTAATTCAGAATCTCTAGCAGCCCTAGGTGGAACTGTAAACAAAGGGTCACGGTTGTTTACAACAATGAGTCAAGAATTTTTTGAAGCATCGGAAGGTTATGCTCAACGTCTGACGAATATGGGCATGACAACTGAAGAAATAAATGAAAATTTAATGTTGATGACTGAAATTCAACAACGTCAAAACATGCAAGATGAACAAGTAAGACAACGCACTCAAGCTTCTGCAATGTCATTAGCAGAAGAAATGGATGCAATGGCTAAACTAACTGGTAAACAAAAAGATGCTATTCAAGAAGAAATGATGGCTTCTATGCGTAAAGGTCAAGTTGAAGCTAAGTTTCGTAAAATTGAAATGGAACAAGGTGCAGAAGCCGCAGCCGCAGCTAGAGCATCATATGCAGAAGCAATGACTAATGCACAAATGGCAGGTCCGGATGCAGTGGCTGCACTTGAAGAAACATTTGTATTAGGTGGTGTAAGATCTGAACAAGCTAGAGCAGGCATTGTAGCGTTAGGCAGCGCAGCAAATGATGCACAAGCAGTATTTAGAACGATAGCCAATAGTCCAATGACTCCTGTTGACGGAATGATCACTAATATGAATGCTGCGATTGTTCAAAGAATACAAGATCCAAACTTTTTAGACACCGCTATGCTTGCTAGTGCAGGCAATGAATACGGACAAGCAGCAGCTACTATGCTTGAAAATGCAGGACAATACGAAACTGCAATTTCGAGATTTATGGAAGAAGGTATGAGTTATGCTGATGCTGTAAGAGCTGCAAGAGATCAAGTTGCAGCAGAAGCAGATGCACGTCGAGGCCCTGGCGAAGAAAGAACAGCCGGTCAAGAACTTGGAAGAGGTATAGTCCAAACAGAATTACAAATTAAAAATTTAGGTGCTGCAATTAGTGAAGGACTAATAGGACCTAATGGACAAATGACAGCTCTAAAAACTGAATTTAGAAATTTTGCAGACTTTATGCAAACTGGCCTTACACCGCAAGCAATAAACGAATCCGTTACAGGGCTAATTAATTCAATTGGACAGCAGCTTGGATTAGATCCAGCGCCAGCAGGTCCGACAGAGCCTAGAGAAGGCACTCCTGAAGATCAAGCAGCAGACACAACTGTTGCAGAAAACGTGCTTGCTAATGCTGCTTCATACAATGAAGAACAAGCAAAATCATCTATGTTACTTGTAAGTACATTATTAAATGATGTAGAGGCAGGAGCATTAAGAGAACGTCTAGAAGAACAAGCAAGTGAAGCAGGTGTAAGCTTGGCTGAATTTGTTGACAGAATAATACGAGACTCGAGTTATGACGATTTACTTGATATGGTTGCAGAAGCAACTGGCAGAACTGAACAACGATTAAATCGAAGAGTAGAAGCAGCTATTGACGTCGGTGAATCAATGTCGCCTGCTAGATTAGCTGAAGAATTACAAAATGTTGTAAGCAATATGAGTGTTACTGCTAGGACTGTTAATGTTACTCAAGGTAGACGCGGTGGCAGTTTGGGAGCAGTCGGGTCGTTACTTGAAGATTTTGGCCAAGGAACTTTAACAGAATTACACGGACGAGAAGGTGTTATTACAGAAGAACAATTAACAAATATGGCAAGAGGGATGAACTCAGCATTGTCTTCAGAGTCTGCAAGATCAGCATCATCATCATTATCTCAGTTGCTACAAAGTTTAGATACTACATTTAGTACTGCACTCGAAGGAGGCCGTGGCAACACAGTAGCAAGCCAATTAGAAAATTTGTCAACATCTTTTACAACATCGATGAATAATGTAACTGCAAATTCAAGTCGAAACTCGCAAGATATTGATCTTTCTCCTATGATAAGTGCCCTAGGAGAAATGCAATCTAACTTTAAAGGAGCAATTGAAAAAATGCAATCGAGCGGTACTCAAGAAGGCTTCAAAGAAATTGCAGAACAGTTAAATAGTACTATGGGCGGTATGGCAGGTCAATTAGCACAAGGCAATAGAGTTGCAACCAAGCAATTAAGATCGATAGGCGGACTATCGGGAAACCTATTTAAAGGACTAGGATAATGAGCTGGAAGAAATTTTTTACACCGGTAAACACAGAAAATAATATATCAGGGTCTTATAGTCCTCTCGGAAGTAATCGAGGAGGACTTAATGCTGGTCCAGCTAGGTCTAATTATAGTTCTTATCTTCCAGACGTTTACGTCGGTGCTCCGAATCGTGTTGATCGTTACGGACAATATAATACAATGGATATGGATTCGGAAGTTAATGCCGCATTAGATATCCTTGCTGAATTTTGCACACAGAAGAATGATTCAAATCAAACTAACTTTAAGTTTAACTTCAATAAAAATGCAACTAATAACGAAATTAATATTTTAGGTCAATACCTAAAACAGTGGTGTAAAATACAAAAATTTGAAACTAGAATGTTTCGAATTTTAAGAAATACCTTTAAGTATGGTGATCAATTTTTCTTAAGAGATCCAGAAACTAAAAAACTGTTTCATATTGATCCTGCAAATGTAACACGCATTATTGTTAATGAAAGTGAAGGAAAAGTTGCGGAACAATACATTATAAAAAATGTAAACTTTAATTTTAGAGATCTAGTTGCAACAACTCCTCATCAAACTAACGGAAATATAACTAATCCGCATGGAGGACAATATCAACCAACAGGCGGATCAAGGGGAATGACAGGCGGAGGAGCTAATCCTCCAGGTTCTAGATTTAGTTTAGATGACGGTGAGCTAGCAGTATCAGCAGAACACATTGTGCATCTAAGTTTATCAGAAGGCTTAGACAATAACTTTCCATTTGGTAATTCATTACTTGAAACTATTTTTAAAGTTTACAAACAAAAAGAATTACTCGAAGATGCGATTATTATCTATCGAGTACAACGTGCGCCTGAGCGCAGAGTATTCTACGTTGATGTGGGTAACATGCCATCACACCTTGCTATGCAATTTGTTGAACGTGTAAAAACGGAAATACATCAAAGACGTATCCCATCGTCAACAGGAGGCGGACAGAATGTCATAGACTCGTCATACAATCCTCTGTCAATCAACGAAGATTACTTCTTCCCTCAAACAGCAGAAGGACGTGGATCTAAAGTAGAAACACTTCCAGGCGGTACTAACCTAGGAGAGATTGATGATTTACGTTACTTTACTAATAAGCTTGTACGCGGTTTACGAATTCCTTCCTCTTATCTTCCTACAGGTGCAGATGACGGAGCTAGTTCATATAACGATGGCAGAGTCGGAACCGCTTACATCCAAGAGTTAAGATTTAACACTTACTGCGAACGCTTGCAAGGACTATTAATTGAAAATCTTAATCAAGAATTCAAAAGATATATTCTTACAAAAGGTATTAATATTGACACTAATATGTTTGATATTGGTTTTGAAGCTCCTCAAAACTTTGCAAGTTATCGACAAGCAGAACTTGATAATGCTCGTGTACCAACATACACACAAATGAGTGCAATACCGTACATTTCAAATAGATTTGCAATGTCACGCTTCTTAGGAATGAGTGCAGAAGAAATTGCAGAAAATGAACGTTTGTGGCGAGAAGAAAATGACGAAACATTAGATAGGAGCACAGCTGATGCTGCTGCTGAAATGAGAGGTGTTGGTATAAGTTCATCTGCAATTGGGTCAGATTTAGACAGCCTTGATGCAGAAGTACCTAGTGACGAACCTGGTGTTGATGGCGGCGAAGCACCACCTCCTGATACATCGACTGGCAATAGTCTCGGTAATGCTGGTGCACCAGCAGCTGGTCAACCTAATGATGTAACAATATAAGATAAATAATAATATGATACTACGTGAACTTTTTTATTATGACAAAGAAACACTTCTTCCACAGGAAGACGATCGTTATGATCCAGCATACGATGACAGTGTAGTATCTCTTGACGATACAAGAAAAACTAGACTAACATTAAGACAGATCAACCGCGCACGAAAAGCAGCCGAATTACATAACAGAGAAAAAACAGAAGAATTAAATTTTGTTAGACAAATGTATGGAATAGCAGCTCAGGAAGTTGCTGCGGGCGGTCTTTAATGCCTAAGTTAGATAAGTCTCAATATACTAAAAAACAAGTACAAGCACTATTAGCTGAAAGACGTCGACAAAAAAAAGTTGAAAAACTTTACGAAAGTCAACCTCAAAAAAAGACCCTAACAGACCATCTTAAAGACGAATACGGATTTGTCTTAGGCAACGGAACAAGTCGTAAAAGTATTGACCCTAAAAAATTGCAACAATATGGAAAAGTATACGGGTGTAATGCTTTATATAGAGAGTTTGACCCTGACTACTTAGTTGCAGTTGACGTAAAAATGATACTTGAAATTGATAAAAAGAAGTATCAAATGCACAATCCAAACGTATGGACTAATCAAAATAAGGCATACAAAAAATTACAAGGATTTAACTATTTTAAGCCTAGTAAAGGTTGGAGTTCAGGACCTACTGCACTTCATTTAGCAACTCAATATATGCCTAATTATAAAAAAATATTCATTTTAGGATTTGATTATGCTGGCTTGGAAAACAATACAATAGTTAATAATGTTTATGCAGGAACACCTAACTATAAAAGAATGTCCGATGGTGCTACGTATTACGGAAATTGGTTAAAACAAACATGCACTGTTATTAAAGACAATCCAAGAATACAATTTTACAGAGTAATAGCACAAGATAACTTTATACCTCCTCAGATAAATAAATTTAGTAATTTAAAACACTTATCTATTGAAGATTTCAAAAAAATGTTCAACATTTCTTAAAACGATTCGTTTTGAGCCTATTATCATACCATATTTTATATAAATAGTAAATACAGTTGACAGCCTTACCATAGGTAAAACATTTATAGGAGAATAAAAATGGCAGATCTAAATAAATTTGAAGAAATGCTCGAGCGTCTTATCAACGAAGATAAAGCTGGCGCAGAAGAGCTTTTCCACGAAATCGTTGTTGAAAAATCACGCGATATTTATGAATCATTATTAGAAGACGAAGAAGTTGACGAGTCAGACGACGAAGATGACAACGATGAAGAAGTTGATGAGTCAACTGATGACGAAGTTGAAGAGTCTGACGACGAAGATCTAGACGAAGGCTTTGACTTAGAAGAGTTTGAAGTTGAAGCAGATCCAATGGTTGCGTTTGGCGGGGACATGGCAGACGATCTAGAAGGTGATGTTGACGATATGGCACCTGATATGGACGCTGATAGCGAAGAAGGCGAAGGCGATGTTGAAGATCGTGTTGAAGACCTAGAAGACGCACTAGACGAATTAAAAGCTGAATTTGAAAAAATGATGTCAGGCGATGACGAAGGCGGCGATGACGAAGGCGATGACGACATGGACATGGACATGGGCGATGCTGAAGACAATGCTGAAGAAGAATCATATGCTTTTGAATCAGATGATGAAGACGAGGACGACAAAGAAGTTGACGAGTCAAAAAAGTCAGAAACAGAAACAATGCGTGAATACGTAGAAAAAATTAATGCTACAATGGGCGACAACGGTGCAAACACTAAGTCAGCTGTTGCAGGCAAAAACGATATGGGCGGAACAGCAGGTAATTTAAATCAGGCTGGAACAGAAGCTGGCGTTGAAGCTAATAAAGGAAACTTAAAAGGCTCGGCACTAAGCGACCAAAACCCAAAAGATATGTCAACTGGTAACGTAAATGTTCCAGGTGGTAAGGCGAGCAAATCAATGAAAGCTCAGCCAAAAGGTCACGGCGCAGAAAAGAAACAAAGCGGTGGCGAAACTGGAACTAACGGCACAAAAAGTGTTATAGGCCAGTAAATTTTAAGGACGGTGAATGAATAACTTTTTAAGAGAGCACCTAAGTTTCGACCAAGCGAATATTATCGTTGAGTCTGCTAACGAAGGAAAAGACTTGTACATGAAAGGTATTATGATACAAGGCGGAGTACGCAACGCTAATCAGCGTGTGTATCCTGTGAATGAAATTGGCAGGGCTGTCAAAACTCTCAGCGAACAAATTGCTGGTGGTTACAGTGTTCTTGGCGAAGTTGATCATCCAGAAGGACTTAATGTTAACCTAGACCGTGTAAGTCACATGATATCCCAATGTTGGATGGACGGTGATAACGGTTACGGAAAAATGAAAATACTACCAACTCCGATGGGACAACTAGTTAAAACAATGCTTGAAAGCGGCGTTAAACTAGGTGTCTCGTCACGTGGTAGTGGTAATGTATCAGACGGTAGCAATACTGTTTCTGACTTTGAAATAATCACTGTGGACGTTGTGGCTCAGCCTAGCGCCCCCGGTGCATATCCTACACCAATTTATGAACATTTGATGAATGCACGTGGGGGAATGAAGGCATACGAATTAGCACAGGCAACAAAACACGATAATAAGGCACAAAAATATTTAAAAGAATCTCTGATTAATATAATCAGTAGACTCCAATAACAGGAGAAAACACTATGTTGGATGCACTTAAAACACTATTCGAAAATGATGTAGTTTCAGATGAAGTGCGTGTCTCTATCGAAGAGGCTTGGGAAAGCAAAATCAAAGAAAACAAGCAGCAGGTAACTGCTGAGTTGCGTGAAGAGTTCGCTACAAAGTACGAACACGACAAGCAAACAATGGTTGAAGCAATTGATAAAATGTTATCCGAGCGTCTTGCAGAAGAAATTTCAGAGTTTGCAGAAGATCGCAAGCAACTAGCTGAAGCAAAAGCAAAGTATGCAGTAGCAATGCGTGAAAATGCAACTCTATTACAAAAATTTGTAACGCAACAACTAGGCAAAGAAGTTGGCGAACTGCACGAAGACCAAAAGCTAATGGCAAGTAAATTTGCAAAGCTTGAAGAATTTGTCGTAGAATCACTATCAAAAGAAATTGCAGAATTTTATGAAGACAAGAAAGACTTAGCTGAAACTAAAGTTAAACTTGTCAAAGAAGCGAAAGAAAAATTTGCAGAAGTTCAAAAGAGCTTCATTAACCGTAGTGCTGCTCTAGTATCGGAAACAGTTAGCAAAGGTCTTAACAAAGAGATCTCTGCACTTAAAGAAGATATTGAATCAGCTCGTCGTAACGACTTTGGTCGTAGACTATTCGAAGCATTTGCTAACGAATATGCAGGTAGCTATTTAAATGAAAAATCAGAAGTAGCAAAGCTAATGAAAGTAGTTAACTTAAAAGAAACACAACTTTCAGAAGCAAAAGTTGCTGCTGAAAAAGCACTTAAATTGGCTGAGTCGACCCAAAATGAAAAGAAACATTTAATCGAATCAGCACAACGCAAACAAACAATTAATGATCTTATTAGTCCTTTAAACAAGGCTCAAAGAGAAATTATGACAGACTTACTGGAATCAGTACAAACTACAAAGCTACGCTCACAGTTTGACAAATATCTACCGTCAGTAATTGACAGTAAAGGTCCAGCCAAGCAGAAGGCAGTATTATCAGAAGGCATTGAAGTAACAGGCAACCGTGACGCGAGTGTCACACAAAATAAAGCTAAAGACGAGAACGTAATTGATCTCCGTCGTTTAGCAGGTTTATAATTAATTAGGAGAAAACCAAAATGTCAGAACTATTAGAAAGCCGCTGGCAGGACACTAAGCAAGCACTTGTTGAAGGCCTAAACGGAAACAAAAAAGCGGTAATGGAAACTACTCTTGAAAATACTCGTAGGTATCTTTCAGAGACAGCAACAGCCGGTGCTACTTCTGCCGGTAACGTAGCAACACTAAATCGTGTGATTCTTCCAGTAATCAGACGTGTGATGCCAACAGTTATTGCAAACGAGCTAGTTGGTGTCCAGCCAATGACCGGACCAGTCGGTCAAATTCACACTCTACGTGTTCGCTATAGCGACACAGTAGGCTCAGGTGCATCAGGTGCATCAGCAGGCGAAGAAGCACTAAGCCCATTCAAAATTGCTGAAGCATATTCAGGTAATGCCACAAGTGGCAAAGCAGATGCAACAGCAGCATACGAAGGTGTAGCTGGTAACAGAATGTCAATTCAGATCTTGAAACAGACTGTAGAAGCGAAAACACGCAAACTAAGCGCACGTTGGACCTTCGAAGCTGCTCAAGACGCACAGTCACAGCACGGTATTGATGTTGAAGCAGAAATTATGGCTGCTCTAGCACAAGAAATTACTGCTGAAATTGACCAAGAAGTTCTAGCTTCGCTAGCTACTCTTGCAGGTAACGCTGCTGAAACTTATGACCAGTCAGCAGTTTCAGGTACAGCTACTTTCGTAGGTGATGAGCATGCTGCACTAGCAGTACAAATCAACCGCGTAAGTAACTTGATCGCACAGCGTACACGTCGCGGCGCAGGTAACTGGGCAGTTGTATCGCCATTCGCGCTTACAATTCTACAGTCTGCAACTACTTCAGCGTTCGCTCGTACAACAGAAGGTACATTCGAAGCACCAACTAACACTAAAATGGTTGGTACATTGAACAACGCAATGAAAGTATATGTAAACACATATGCTGCTGATAGTGCACCAGTACTAATCGGTTACAAAGGTTCAAGTGAATCAGATGCAGCGGCATTCTACTGCCCATACATCCCGCTAATGAGCTCAGGAACAGTATTAGACCCAGCAACATTCGAGCCAGTAGTTAGCTTCATGACACGTTATGGTTATGTTGAACTAACAAACACTGCTTCGTCGCTTGGTAACGCAGCTGATTACTTAGGTAAAGTTGACATCACTAACAGTGCAGTTAGCTTCAGCTAAGTTTTACTTAAATAGTAAAAACAAAAAGGGCACTTCGGTGCCCTTTTTTATTGACTAATGCTTTTTCTTTATTTGATAAATACTATTGTCATTATAGGAGCCTACCTTCGAGTAGGACTTATGCGGTACTCGCCGCGTAGACCCTAGAACGGCAATGATTAAAACAAAGGAGAAATAATCATGGGACGTCCATTAAACAAAAGATACTTTGGCGCTACTGAAAACGGCGACGGTGATCTATCAAGCGAAGGTACACTAACTGTATCTGTTAAAGTAGGAGCAAACTCTGCTTCTGCATTAGGTGTAATTCTGTCACAACGTTCAGAAACTAAATTTAAAGTATCTGACGATGCACAAGGCGACATTGAAGGTGCAAACACAGGTGTATGCACACTAGTTAATAAAGCAACTGGATCATTAGCTGCTAACGAAATGAGTTTACAGGGATTTGTAGACGGTACTGACGGCAACGCAGTATACATTCGTAAAGTACAAAATCGTACAATGCTTGACTTTGATAACAATCGTTATACTTGGGAAATCCAAGACGATTCAACAGCAAACGTATTAGTACTAACAGCAATTTAAAATTTAACGAGGAGATTTAAAAGTCTCCTCATTTTTAGGATCAAATAATGTCAAGAGTTGTTAAAGTTTATAATAGTAATTACAAGGTAGCAGTACAACCTGGTGGAACAATTACTTTAGATACAGGTGACCTTTCGGGTACTACTGTAATTTCTGGTAATTTAGAAGTTAAAGGTACTACAACGCAAGTTGAATCGACTGTTACGACTATTAGAGACAACATTATAACACTTAACTATATTGACGATGTTGACCCAGGTGATAGTAGAGACGGTATTCCAGCTTCCTTAGGGTATGTTTCAGGTTTTGAAATTGATCGAGGAGATCGATTAACTGCTAGATGGCTTTTTGACGAGCAAGTATTTTGGCAGTTAGGAGGAACTGACGGATTTGGTACTTTTGGAGCAAGTTTTTCAGATGGACAAAAATTACCTATTAATACTCCTGGTATTGTTTCTAACGGAAATTTATATGTTCAAACCGGTAATGGCGTAATTAGCGTTACAAATACAAATAATTATGAAGAAAAAGTTTTTACATATCAAAATAGCGTTATTACACCTGATGCAAACGGAAACGTTCTTATAGACGACGACAATGTTCCAAATGCAAAAGCAGTTAAAGACTTTGTTGAATATGTTTTTGCTAATGAATTTTATGATACAATTGCACAAGGTGATTCAAGTGTTGCAGTTATTGACCAAATACACACATTAAACAATGTAGTTTCGGTAACAGTAGTTGGTAACGAAACAATTATATCTACATTTGGACAGCACGGATTTACTACAGCTGATACTGTAAGCATAAGCGGAGTGCAAGCTAACGGAGATCCTATCGAAAATTTAAACGGTACTGGAATTCAAATTACTGAAATTGTTTCAACTACTTCGTTTAAAGTAAATGTAAACACTTCGGGCGGTAACATTGCAAATTATGTAAATAATTCAGGTACAGTTAGTAAAACAGGCGCAAATGAAGGTAGAATTAATATTACTGTAGAAGGTATTAATAATACTACGTTCTTTTCTAATAGAGTTGAATTAGAAGATATTAGAATACAAGGTAGTGATATTACAACTACTTCTAGTAACCAAGATTTATCTATTAGCGCACCGGGAACTGGTACAGTTAAAATTAATGATGTATTAGAACTGCCTATTACTCCTCACAACGATGATGTTAGTATAGATCCTATTGTTCCAGATAACGGAACTAAAATATATAGTAAACCAGAAGGCTCTGCCCAAACTGGATTATATTATGTAAATAGTAATAATACACGAGATGAATTTATTGGCAGAAATAGAGCCTTATTGTTCAGTCTTATATTTTAAAAGGTTAAAAAATGGCAATTGAAAACGCACAATTAACAACAACACAAAATGATTTATTAGTAGTTCCTGGTGATGTACCAAACGGATATGCTATTACAAACGTGATGGTTTGTAATTCGTCATCAGCTGATACAGCAAGCTTTGATATGCATTTAATTAAAAGTGGAGAATCACTAAGCAATACTAAAACTATTGTAGTTAAAGAATTAACATTACCGCCGGGAGAAACTTTTACTTTTGATTCAGAAAAAGTAGTTTTAAGCCCAGGTGATAAATTAAGTTTTGTAGCCGAACCAGATATTGGCGCAACATTAACAAATTTAGTAGCAACAGTGAGTTATTTGGAAGTATAAAATGAGACTAATGAAAGCCCAAAATACTAATTTACGTAACATTTACGGCAAAGGTATTAAATATGACATAAATGGTCAAGTAATTATTGACACTGCAAATGTTATGCTTTTACCAAAAGGTACAGAGGCTGATCGTCCGGATACACCTAATAACGGTCATTTACGTTATAATACAGATGATGATCAATTAGAAGCATACCAAAACGGTGCTTGGAGAGAATTACGATTCAAAGAACCTAATCAAGATCCGGGTATTACGCAACAAAATTTAGGTAACGGTGATGCAAGCGAAACAGTCTTTGGCCCACTAGCAAGTGGAGATGCAGATTATCCTGTACCAGCAGCAGCACAAAATATTTTAGTATTTGTAGAAAATGTTTTTCAAATTTCAGGAACTAACTACTCACTTGAACAAAGTGTAAGCGGAAGTTTAACAGGTCCTGGCGCACCTTACGCAGACGGGTGGTATATTAAATTTACTTCCGCACCAGACTTAGCAAAACCTATTACAGTCCTACATAACTTCGACAAGTAATTCTAATAAATACTGTGTCAAGGAGATTAACGAGTGGCACAAGTAGGTAGAATATCTGGTCCTTTATTACAAGAAAATCTGTTAAGAGATGGTAGAGCTCCTGGCTCTACTGAAAATAATTTAACATTTCGTAATACTCTAAATGACACTCAACTTTTATTCTTAGATGTTAATAACAGTAAAATAGGTGTTAATACCGGAACGCCTACAAAAGAATTAGAAGTAGCAGGCACTTCTCAAACAACAAATTTAATTGCTTCTACACAAGCTAACACTCCTGGTTTTGAAATTACAGATAGCA